ATAGCTTCCACTCGATCGGAGTCCGACAACTCAAGAGAAAAGTTACAGATCCTAGCCAGGAGCCCAGGTGTGTGGTACCCACGGGCATCATCAAAAGAATACCACTCGTCCCATTGAGTGAAAGGATTGAAAGGATTGTCAAATGTTGTAAGCATTACTTCTTGATCCACTTTTCAATCCTTTCTACTCAGTTGGAAGTGTAGCATCGTCAAGCGTTGTTAGTGATACACCTAGTGCTCGAGCTACCTCAGCACGTGTAGCACCGGAGTCCAGCATTGCTTTAGCTCTTGCTGTCTTAGCAGATGTCATCAAGTGAGGCTCACGGGGGGTGGCCAACTTACGTATAGTATCAATGTCAGCGTGCTTAAGAATGTCTCTAAGCTTCTGATCACTGATAGCACCGGCTTGAATAGCCTGCCATTCATCATCACTAATTAGAATGCGGTCTTTCTTGGCACCGGCTCTACGACGGCCCGTATCTAACGCTCTTCCTTTTTCTTTCTTGATAGTTTCCTGTGCCATGTGAGGATTGGCATCACGCTTCATCTGATAGATGGCACCCCCAATAATCTGGGCTTGTCTTTCACGGGGGGCGTTTCTTTCAGCTAATTTCAAAGCAGCAGTCAATCGTTTTACCTGGGGGGCATAAGTTGTAGCAGCTGCAGGATTATACTTTGCACGGGGGATGTTAACTGATTCCTTACGTGCTTCATTAGCAAGTGCTTTCAACTTATTGGAATGATCTGCATAGAGCCTCTCCATACGAGTGCCGACACCATCACCAGACAATAAGGTATGCGCATCATCTGTGTTTGCCAACTTGGCCACTTTAACCATACGGGGTTTTCCAGTACGGAAATCAGTTTCACCAGTGGGTACAAATACACGCTTACCTGTTTCCCTGTCAATAGCGCCGCCTTGTCCAGCAGGGCGGGCTTTTCTGGCAGGCACTTCTGTCTTGGCGGTAGCTCTAGAAATAAGAGTGCCAGCTCCAGCTCTAGGGCCGCCTTGATACTCCTCTTTCAGTTTCGCAATCCCATTATCAATGGCTGATTGTTTGTAATTAAGGTCATGCTTTTGTGCATCAATAACAACCATTGAATGACGAACGGCTCTCACTAGGTGCTCTCGAGATGCACCTTTCAGAGTCATGTCAGTAATCAGATTGGAGATATCACCCATCTGAATACCCTTTTCAAGATCTGTCATCTTCTTCATTCCTTCATACCCCTTGTATTGGGTACGAGGATTAAAGTCACGAAGACCTTCAAGGGCAGGAGTAGATTTGATTTTACCAGTACCATTTGGAATAACAAGAACCGTGTCACCGTCAAAGTCGGCTCCAGAGAGACGCTCTGCTACAGAGTGGTGAATACCCACTGCATCTCGAGCGGATCCAAGAAGACGCTTTGCTTCGGGTTGATTATTGTTAACCGTTAGTTCTGGAATTTCGAAGGTACCAGCATGGGGGAAACGAATAAGGACAACTCGTTCACCATTCTGGTAGCCAGGTGCATAAACTTGATTTGGCGACATTGAGCTAATTGGTAATATGGCGTGCCAGCCTTGATTGGTGTTGAGGGCAGCTGCTTCCAAATGAACTGCTGAAGAATCGGTTTCATCACCAAACTTCTCAAGAAGCGACTTCTTAATGGTTGGGTTAGTCAACGATTTAAGTTCTTTGAATTCCTTCAACTTCTGTTGGTATGTCACATCTAATTGTTGTCTGGCCAAAGCAGGACTCTGTTTAGACAACATCTGTGTAGATATGGTTTTAGACCAACCTCTCCAATCGCCTTGTTCATGAACGATATTCATTGCTGAAGAGATCTTTCCTGTTCTAGGATTGATCAAAGGCTTACCTTGAATATCGGTTGAAGGATGAACAGTCGCACCAAAGGGTCGATCTGGATCATCTTCGATTTTCTTCAAAGCATCAAGTTTATTGCCAGTGCTTTCTTTGTTGGTATTGAACTGCAAATCAATACCTTCAGGAAGATTATCCTTATACATGGCCATACCTTTAAGGTAATGACCATTACCAACCGCAATCCTGACTTGAGCATATTGAGACTTTCCCATAGAAACATCAGGAACGCCAGGACGAACGTAAATAACGCCATCTGCTTTGGACCCACCTTGAGATCCATAAACAACGTCTACTCTTTTTGGATTGATCTTGATTGGGGGTTCATTTCCAGTAATTCCATTGTACGTCTTACCACCATCATCAGAATATTCCATAATCTGACGAATTTGGTGTTTGTTACGTACAGCATCACCCCATTGAGTGCCAGGAGGATATAAAGCCTTGACCTTAGTAACCTCGCCAGTACCCAATTGAGTTACTGGAATATTGTGAACTTGATATCCTTCTTCTCTCAACATTGCAACAGCAGTATTGAGTTTAGTGTCGGAAACGCCAAGATGATTGGAAACACCCTTACCTACGTCAACACCCCAAGGCTTTTCAGCAACGTGGGCTTTGAGCATCTTTGCTGTACCAATCAGTTCTTCATTTCTTTCCTTAACTCCATCCGCAAGAAGCGCTCGAACTTGGGATTCGCCAATTCCAAGTTGTTGTCCAATAGCAACTTTACCCATACCCTTAGCTCTAAGTTTTTCAACATTAGAAATAAGAGCGGCACGTTGTTCATTTCGTGCAATAGATCTAGCTGCTCTCAAAGCGGTAGTTGAGGTTTTACCGAATTCATTACGAATATCAAATGCTTCACAGATCTGCACATCAGTGAAACCTTTACGCTTCAAATCATCTACATGATCAAGAAACGATTTGTTTCGCTGATTTTGCGTTTTTCCGGAACCCCAAGGATATCGACCACTCTTACGAAGAATGCCATAGTGTGCCAAATATTCAGATTCGTCAATTATCATTTAACACCCTCCTCACGCACGGCGAACGAAATAGAAGATAAGAACAATCACTAGAATAAGTAGTGCAAGTCCGAGCCAACTCATAATACACCTCCTTATGAATCTTCCTTCATCATCTCAATCTGTTGATCGAAATAAATGATTTTGTCCATGATATACAAGATCCGTTCAGGATCAGGATGTGAAACTCGTACTTCATCGTTTTGGTAAATGCGAAGCTCGATTTCAATATCATAGGGAGATACACCATACTCTAAACAGAATAAAGCGGCGTAAACCTCAAGTTGTTTGTCTGACGTTTGGGTAAGACCAGTTTTAAGGTCGTGAATTCTAAGAGTCTTTCTTCGGAACGAGATTGTGTCTGCAGTACCAAAAGCATTGTCAGAATAAAACAGAGGTTGTTCAACTTCCATCTTATAACCAATGCCATCAGTCACATACATACTCAATGTTTTGTTAGCAGTAGAAAGTTTCACTCCAAGACGAATTGCTTGATGCGCCAATTCATGAAGTGAAGTACCTCTGGCTGCAGCACGGGCAGCTGTCCATCTAGCTTCTAACTTTGCTTCGTCGTAGTTGATCCAATGATAACTACTTGGACTTAAGAATGCGTGTTTACCTTCTAGGGCAGAGTGTCTGTTGAAGATCATAGAATATCACGTCCTCATTGTCTGGATAAATGAAAGCGCAATAGGACATGTTGTCAAACATCTCTACATAGTAAGACTGATTAGGTTCAGTAGCTGCATCAGCAGACAACTTTACTTCTAATCCTGCCCATTGGGTCTCGTAGAGAATCAATAGATCTGGATATCCTTGCACATAGCGGGGGTCTAGGCGAATAACAACGCAACCGGGGAACTCATTTGCTAAACGTCTTATTACGGATGCTTGGTATTTTGTTTCTGCCTTCATTATAACCTCCAAAATGCAAGAATTAAATGCCGTGTTTAAACGGCACTCTCCTCTATTACATCATGTGTTTTGCGTGCGGTGGTGTACTTATTCGTGAAAAGCGAACACGTTGCGTGTTGGCCAGCACTCTTCTTTGGACATAATCGATCGCATGATGTCTTTTACTAACAGAACATTCGATACTGCTGCATCGATCACAGTGTCATGCCATTGTTGTGTAGTAAGATCATACACTGGTCCACGTTTATTGTTCGTGCTAGCTTCGATGAACTGCTTTCTGTATGCATAAGCAAACCATCGAGGACGCCAAATCAAATTATCCCTTCTGTTGTTGTGTGGATCTCCGTCAATATGAACAGGTGTGTCCATCATCTCACTACGTCCCGGCACGAATGCTTCTGCAACCAACACGGCTACACTTCTTGTATGTTGAACTCCTCCGAACATTAATCCAACTTTGACAATACCTCTTGCGTTAATACTCGTCTTCAACGAGCGATAAGTTTCCGTGTTCCTGACTCGCCCATGTGTACTAATAGCGTATGTCGGAAACTCGGGAATTTGGCTCCATAATTCTTGCATTGATCATCCTCTCTAAAAACAAGTACACGCCTTGCGAAAACCGCAAAAAAGTTTTTTAAAAAAACATACTTGGTACTTATTATTTATTTTGATCGCGCGTAGGGTTGTAATCTGTAAATTAGGTACCAAGTGTACTTATTTAAAAAAGTTTTTTCGAGTTTTCGTCAAGGGTGTACTTGTTTCTTCAGCTTCGTCTCAAAATTATCTCCACAAGGCCTCAATATTACTATCGCCCCAGCTCAGAGCCATAAGTAAGTACACCCTCGTTTTCTAATTATGACATCCAAGTAGTCTGAAAAAACAAGTACACCATACCAAAATTTTAATCAATTCCAATTTTCTTTGTACCACTCGAGCTCATTGAAGCTCTTTTTGTTACCCAAAACCGACCTAATGGCACGGTCAATTATCGAGTTAGACCACAGCACATAGTAGTACAAATCTTTGAATGGTGTGTCCATTCTGTCAATTCTGCCTTGCGCTTGTATGAAATTCTTGTAAGAATAGGTCAAAGAATAGAAACACATAGCATTAGTTTCAGTGCAATTCCACCCCTCTGCGCCTGACTGATACTGAACTAAATATACCCATTTGTCGGCGTTGGGGATTAGTTCGTGGCGGTGACCATTCCATTCCGCAACTTGCACACCTAGTTGGCCCAGGGATCGCAATATCTCCAACTCGTAGTCGAAGTTGTAAAAGACAACTAAACGAGAGGTCTCTTGTAGAAGAGAAGTGACAGCAGTTAACCGTGATGCATCCGTGTTGACAAGCTTTCTCATTATCCGGAAAAGATCGCTTACATCCTTGACTGGTCTCTTCTCGAATGGGTTCCATCTATCTACAACCACCTTTCTAAATAATTCATGATCGTAATTTACTTCTTGCCATTTAATATGTCTTTCTGCCGGACTGATGTATGGCATCTCTACCAGAATCATGTTCCGGTATTTCTCCAAAGTAGGTATGTCAAGATATCGCACGACTCTTGGGAAGCGTGAGAATGGCGCATACATGACATGCTCAACCTTGAACTGGGTAATGTTCTTGTACAGATTGTTGGCAATGAATACAGGAGCGTAATCCAACCACGTGTCGCCTGGCGTAGCACTAAGTAGGAGCCAATGGTTCTTCTTAGCAATCTTCAAGAAGGCTTTGACCCACGACCCATATCCGACCACTCGTTGCTCATCGAAGATGAAAAAGGCGTCTTCGATATCCACATACTTGCCAATATTATTCCACGAATCGACGTTGAGGACGCCAGCAGTTGTTGTATCTCTACTGGTACCGACGGCGACACGCATCGCTTCTTTTTCCCAGTCGAGGGAATCTCGTTTCTTTGCTGTTGTGATGACGTAGACATTTCTAGGTGCCTCCTTCTCAATATAGTAGTGCATCACCGTAGCTGACTTCCCACTACCGACTCCACCCCATAATATCTTTCCATTACTTAACTGGTCGATAGCTCTTCTCTGATGGTCCATCAGCTCCATTACTCACCTCCTAGATTATGTGTATCGCAATTCAGCCAATAATTTTGCCTCACTAGCCACCATATGACATTCTAAACAATAACCGCCTTCGGTCCTAGGACATACCTTAAGATCACATAGTTTCTGTCCATTTGGCCACGCCCAAGCAAGCTCGAGAATAACGTACGAGTCATTAACAACAAGCGGATAATGAGCAACTAAATCATTGTCGTTTCTATCTTTGAACTTTACACACATATTACACATTAGTTTCTCCTAGAGTACATTCGGTAACCAAGTCTTAAAAGCTTGATTAATTGCTTTAGCTCCTTCCGTTGCTTGATACTTAGACAACGTTGGTCGTACCAGAAGTTCTTTCATGTCGTATTGAACTACAACAAGATCGAATCTTCCAGTTCCACCGTGCCGTACTCGAGCGAATGAAACATTCCGTTGTTCTGGAATAACTTCGACTATTTGCTCCAAATGGTTATACATTATCCTCCTAAATTATGTTGTTGAAACCACTGTTCCTTTTCTTCGTCAGTTACCCAACAGTCAACTCCGTCGCTGTGTGCACCAATATGGTTCAGACGTCGTGTGCATGTAAGCACATCGCAACCTTTGGTTACTTTTTGATTGAGACACAGAGGCGCCTCCATTGTCCCCCTTAAAAATAGAAAAGTTGAAATCCATGTAGGACTTCAACTCTTTTGACTACCTTGCGACTTTCTCGACGTGGTACTTCTTCCCAGTGATGCCGATGAAATACAAGTTGTTTTCTGCGTCCCAGACAGGCTTTACCATCTTGAAATCGTATTGACTGCACGCCCATGTGTAGGCGCCAATCGCAAACAATTCAATTGCGGCGTAGCCTGCGATTTCGAGCAGGGGCTTCTTGTTTTTCTTGGCAAACTTCTTGATTCGGTCCATTATGAATCCTTTCGGTAGGTTCTATTACAACCCTTGTTTTACCTGCGATTCTCCATTATGACCACCTTTTCACTTTCAACTCACCAAGAGCGAATCTGCAATCACGACATGTAACTGCAGACTCGGTCTCAGTGGTCTGTATTTCGCCTTTAGCGCCGCACACGGCTAGATTGCCGATGATCTTGTAGTTCCTGTACAAATAACCGTGAAACCAGTGCACAGGCTTTTCCATCATTCAGCTCCGTTACACCAATAAATCTTACCCTTTTCGCCCCACTCATGTGCCTTGTGCTTGCCGAATATGTTCGGGCATGGCATACGTTGCAACTCAGGACGAGGTTGATCCTCATTACCGGTCAGTTGTTCGATTCCTTCAATTCCCATGATTTATTCCTTTCCAATATATTGTTGGTCTAAGATGCCACGGATCCGGACAAATAACTTTAACTCCCGGAACCACGTAACAAGTCGGACAATATTCGTGTAGATGTTGTATTGCAGTCATTTCCAGAGTTGGTCCACACGGGACACCCCACCGCATGTTATGTAGTTCCATAGCCCAACGCCAATCCAATTCGAATTGCAATCGGCCAAAGAGCCATTGCTCAATTTCTCTGTGCGCTTGTTGATCTTCTTCCATTAGAATTCACTCCATCTTGTTGCTAGATATACGATGATGACCAACAACACAGCGCCTAGTACGAGGTAATACCATTTGAGAAAGCTCAATAAATCAATTATGATGTGCATCTCAACCCACCACGTCGTATTCCGCTTTCAAGGCTGCGTCGCTCATTACGTAGAAGTCGCCCTCAGCACGTTGTACAACCCACTCACCTTGATGCACTACTATCCAGATATGCCCGCCACCTTGATTCTGAGGAAGAACTCCATTTGGGAATTCCATAGTGGTCGACGTAGCGTCTCGGAATATGATTCCACCCACCCAATCAGTCACATCCTGTAGCTTGTCGTCAGTGCCCTGGAAGCGCATTGCCTGTTGTGTAGCGCTCTTCATTGTAATTGTCTTTGGTATTGCCATTACTTCCTCTCAATTCTGGTGCAAAGTTCTCTGATCATGTAAGCGATAGCCATTGAATCTTCGTGACCAACCAATATATCTGCTGCATCTAAAGCCGTGTTGATGAGGTTTTCGTCACTCATCAGAGGAAGACCATCACGAAGCGTCGCTTTATCCATTTTTTGTTCTTTAGTCCGCATTATTTCTCCTCTTTCGATCTTGACGATGTATTGAAATTGCCAGCATCAAATTGACTACAAACACAAATAGTGCCCAGCCAATTAAAATCTCCCATTTGATTTCATTACTAAGCGCTATCATGTAACACCTTTAATCAAATTAATGCAAGTAGGACAAGTAACTTCATCTGTTTGATCGGTCGAAAAACCAGGCTCAAATGATAAGCACAGAGAGGCCTTCATGTCCGCTGCCAAAAAGTGAATATCTGGCTCTGGTTGACGTTGTACCAATCCTGGTGATTCATCAGAATCCGTAGCTCTGAAGTGAGACTTATCAACGCTGGGGAACAATGCCTCAATGATGATCTGATTTGCAGCATCAATCAACCATTCAGTGTTACCTGTCTCCAGATACATCAGAATTCGTTCATTGGCTGAGTCAAGAGAATTTACCTTGTGTGGGTAATTATTCTCTAGTGGTCCGTACTTCTGCTCGGAGACGCCCATGCGGTTGGCCATCTTCTGAATGGCCTCCCAATAGTCTTCCCGAGGATATACGTATGTCCTAACATTAGGTCCTTGTGGCATTATTCCTCATTCTCATGTAGAAGCGCTGATGAAGCATCAACAAGTCCAATAGTTGTATACAATGATTGTTCCATCGGATCTAGAACCAGCAAGTCTTCCCAATTGTGAACGTTGGTGTGGGTGATAAGTAGTACCAGACTGTTCAGAAACATGGGTGAATCTGGGTCGAAATAAGGGTATCCATCTTCTTGTTCCCCAAATTCCTCAGGGTTTTCCTGATACTTACGGAAGATATAGGTGCCAAGATTAGGATACTTACCGATCAATTCCCGCAGATCAGCAAAGAAATTATCCCTCTGGTCCTTCGATTCCCAAATCCGGATCACTGTTACCACCTCCAGCGGTCATTCGCACCAGCATCCATGTGGGATCCGGCTCATAAGGAAATACCTCGATTTTGTAGCTGAGATGCATGGCTAGAAGATCCAACTGCGGAACAAGGTCTGGATGCTCGTATTCCTGATGCATATATGGTTGCATCTTTAGGATCATGTCCCATTTGGCAAACCGAGCTCCAGCAACGAAAGATTCGTCATGATATGGACCACCATGTGATTCTGTTACTACAAACGGCATGACCATTCCGAATTCGGATTCTCCGTTTTCAGACATTAGCCTTCTCCACCCGTTCCACCAATTCTCTCACGAGTTCAGCGTTTCCAGGCTGTCCTTGTTTTGTCAAATTATGAGCCAGCTCTCGTCCATGTCTACAGATCTGAGCCGTAGTCAAACCTCGCATAGCCAACTTAACGCCGGCCATAGTGATGAACTCTTGATTGTTTCCCATTATCGTTTCCTAGCTGAAGGGAGCAACATGCCAGATGCTGCGTTGATGAATCGGATCTTTTCCTCGAATTGAACCTGCACTTCATGTGCAGTCAGATTCTGCTGAGGTGCTTCATTGGCAAGCCACTGCAAAACTTCGTTGCGAATGTTGATTTGCTCAACTGCTCGGCGCTGAAGATCTGCAATCTTTGTTTCTTGAATATCCTTCATCAGAATGTACGTAGCAATCGCACTACCAATGGCGACGCCAGCGCACACAATTGCGAAACCTTTTTGCTCTTCTGTATTCATTATGACTCCTTTACAGGGTTGCGACTTTCATGAATTTGGCTTTGAATTCCTCGACCCAAGCAATGGGTCCATGTACTTTGTAGATCACGACGTTTTCAATCGGATCATAGATCTCTTCAAGAGAGGTACCGCCGTTGTTCTCA